AAACAATGATTGCGGATTTGATGTCCAAATTGGGTGGCATGTCCAAAATGAACGAAAAAATGGCATCCATGTTGGGGAAAATTGAATTGTTACCCACGGCGGAACCAACCAAAAATGAAACGTTTTCAAGTTCCAAAAAAGATGAAAAATGGGAACGTTTTGAAACATTGAAACAAGTTTTAAAAAATAAATAAAAAAATAAAAAAATGAGTTACACTTTTACAGCACCATTAACAACATACACAAACCAAAATGTGTTGCCGTTAATTACCAAATCATTGTTTGATGCTCGTACTATTTCGTTAATCAACAAACAAGTCGGTTTGAAGGGTCCATCAACATTGAATTTGATGTCCGAAACCACATCATTTGCATATGGTTTTGGTTGTGGGTTCACATCAAACGTGGGCACCAATGCAACCGATTTCACACAACGCACAATCAACATTGTTGATGTCAAAGTTTATGAATCATTGTGCCCAAAAGCATTGCAACAATATTGGATGCAATCACAATTGCCATCCGGTTCCATGTTGACAACCATTCCATTTGAGGAACAATATGCCACATTGAAAGTCAAGGCCATTCAAAAGGCATTGGAAACGGCCGTGTGGACCGGTACCGGTGCCGGCGGTTCAATCACCGGGTTTGCATCAATTTTGTCCGGCGTTACCGATTGGAATGCAACCGGCGGTTCATGGACGGCATTGACATTGGCGGATTTGACCGGGGCATCAGCCGGGGCAAATGTCATCAAAATGTTGAACCGAATTGAAACCAACATCCCGGCGGATATTCGTGGATATGATGATGTTACCATTTTTTGTGGAATGGACATGTTCACCATCATCAAACAAGGTTTGGTAGCGCAAAACTATTTCAACGTTTCATATTTGAATGGAGTTGAAACATACGAATTGACATTGCCCGGTTCCAACATCCGTTTGATTGGTGTGAATGGTTTGAATGGTTCAAGTGATTTGTATTTCGGCCGTTTGTCCAATTTCTATTTCGGAACTGATTTGTTAGGTGAGGAAGAAAAATTTGAAATTTTCTACGCAAAAGAGGCGGATGAAGTACGTTTCATGTGTGAATTCAAAGCCGGTGTACAAGTTGCATTCACCGACCAAGTGGGCCGTTTCATGATTGCATAAATTGACCATGGTGGTGGGGTAAAATCCACCACCATTTTTTCCACCAAATAAAAGATAAAAAAATGAGTTGTTCAATAACAAGCGGATATGCATTGGATTGCAAAGAATCCGTGGGTGGAATTAAGGCCGTGTATATTGCGGATTTTTCATCCATTACATATGACACACCAACGGCCGGTGCAATTGCAAGTGTGACCACCGGTGATTTTTTTGAATTTGAATTGCCACCACAAACCGGGAATTTCACCACCACGGCAAATTCATCCATTGAAAATCAATCCACGTTTTACCAAACCGAATTGGTGATTGCATTGCCACGTTTGTCAACCACGGCCCGAAACCAATTCATGGTTTTGACCAAGGGCCGTTTTGCCATTGTGGTTTTGGACCGATTAGGAAACAAATTTGTTTTGGGTTTTGAAAACGGATGTTTTGCCACAACCGGAACGGCTGTTTCCGGAACGGCAATGGGGGATTTGAATGGACAAAATTTGACATTCACATCATTGGAAACCCAAGCACCATACATGTTGACCGGTTCCATTCCAACCTAATTTTCCATCACATATTTCAACAAAACCGGTTCCAACAATGGGCCGGTTTTTTTTATTTGGCACAATTTGATTTTTTGTGCATTTGTTTTCATGCAATTGTTGAATTCCGGAGAAACCCAACGTTTGTTTTTCACGGCCACGGAAAACATGGTTAGTGGCAATTATTTATATTTGTTGATTGAACATATTTCAACCAATGAATCATTTTTTTTGTCATTCCCAAAATCCGCAAACGTGTCAACATACACCGACCGGTGGGATGGGTTTGATGTTTCAATCCCAAACATTCCCATTGGCCAATGTCGGTATTCACTTTACGAGGGTGAAACCGGTGCAACATCGGTTGATTCGCCGGAAATTACACGAATGATTGAATGTGGATTGTACCAAATTTTGACAAATGAATCAACGGATTTCACAATTGAAAATCCAATCACATATTTTGAACCAACAATATGAAAAGTGAATACGCTATTGTAACATCACCGGCCAATTTGGACAAACGGACACAAATGAAATTTGAATTGGCCATGCCCGTTTTCAAGGTGGTGACCGGCAATGATTTTGTGGTGTATGGTGAGGACAACAAATTTCCAATGTATTTGTTGGAAATGTACCAACGTTCCGCAAAACACAATGCCATCATCAACGGAAAAGTCAATTACATTTTCGGTGGTGGGTTCACATACGACACAAACAAATTGACCGATGAAATGATTGGGCAATTGGGGGATTTCATGGAGAATCCAAACCCATTCGATTCAATGAATGATGTGTTGCGAAAAACCATCATGGACAATGAAATTTTCAATGGGTATGCATTGGAAATTGTTTGGTCATTGGGTGGCAAAATTTCATCCATTTCCCATGTTCCATTCCATGAATGCCGTGTGTCGGTGGATGGCAAAAAAATTGGCCGTTCAAAATTGTGGGATGGCAACCGGAAACCAAAGGATTTGGAAGTATATGACCGGTTCAACCCGGAACAAAGATTGGGAAAACAGATTTTTTACGTTGTGACCTATTCACCAAATTGTTATCATTACCCAATCCCGGAATATTTCGGGGCCATGGCATATATTGAAAGTGATTCCAGGATTGCCAATTTCCACGTTCAAAATTTGCGGAATGGGTTTTTGGGTGGATTCGTTTTCCAATTCAACAACGGAGTTCCATCCATCGAAAAACAACGTGAAATTGAACGAAAAGTCAAATCAAAATTCGGTGGTGATGATGGTGAACGAATCATGGTTGAATTCACCGATGGGGCCGAATACGGAATGAAATTGATTCCGGTACAGGCCAATGATTTGGACAAACAATTTGACATCCTTAATGAATCAATCCAACAAGAAATTTTCACGGCGCATCGTGTGACATCCGGAATGTTGTTTGGTATTAAGGAATCCGGACAATTGGGTGGCCGTTCGGAGTTGGTTGAATCTTATGAATTATTCAAATCGGTTTATGTAAAGGACCGAGCAAATGAACAAATCCGTTCATACAATTATTTATTGTCATTCAATGGTTTTGGCAATGTGTTGGAAATCATCCCAACCGAACCAATAAAAGAACAATTAAGTGAAACCACGTTGTTGCAAATTGCATCCCGTGGGGAATTACGTGCAATGATGGGATTGCCCGATGACACAATTGAAGTTCCAAAAACCACCGATTCCATCCAATCATTGTCACCATTGGTGGCCAATAAGGTGTTGGAAAAATTGACCGATGCGGAAATACGTTCATTGGTTGGATTGGGAACAACACAACAAACGTTTGCATCCATGGATGATGATGATTTGTTGATTGCAGAATTTGAAAACCATGGGGAATGCCAATCGGGTTTTGAATTATTGAAATCACGGCCAATGCGATATGGTTTTGAATTAAAAGAAAATGAATTCAAATCCGAATATGAAGACATTGACAAACAAATTGTTAAAAAAATAGACAAAAACCCAAACATTTCATCGGATGCCATTGCAACCGAATTGGGGTTGGACATTGATTTGGTGGCCGAACGCATTTCCGCATTGATTGAAAATGGTTCCATCAAAGTGACCGGGACATTGAAAGAAATTGGGGAACCGGCAAAAGATTGGATTAAGTCCAAGGACATGACACAAATGTTGGAAATCCGGTACAAATACGATGTGTTGCCGGAATACGGGCCAAAATTGTTGGAAACATCCCGTAAATTTTGCCAATACATGATTGAAAAAAACCGGTATTACACACGTGAGGAAATCAACCAAATTTCCGCAAAGATGGGTTATTCGGTTTGGGAACGCCGGGGTGGATTTTACACCGACAAAAAAACCGGATTGACACGGCCATCATGTCGCCACATTTGGGTTCAAACATTAGTGAAAAAACGTAATTGATAAAAAGATGGACAAAGCGTTGTTTATTACGGAAACGGATTTGAAAAATGGAACGTTCATCAATGAAAACGTTTCCATGGTCAAGTTGCGACCATTGGTCATGATGTGTCAAGAAATGCAAATACAACCAATCATTGGTTCGGATTTGTACGATGAAATCGGGCAACAAATCATTGATGGGAATTTGTCAAATGAAAACCAAACGTTGTTGTTTGAATATATCCAACCGGCATTGAAAATGTGGGTGATGGCGGAATCACCAATGATTTTGTCATTTCGGTATGTCAACAAAAATGTTGAACGTGGGCAATCGGAAAACAACACCATGGCATCCATGTCCGAATTGCAAAAACAAATGGATTATTTCAAAAACAAGGCCCAATGGTATTCAGAACGTTTGACATTGTTTATTGTGGCAAATGTTTCCAATTATCCATTGTACAACGCAAACAATTCCATTGATGACATCATCCCATCCCGTGAAAATTACAACACCGGATTGGTGTTGGACAATTGTTGGGGCAAACAAACGTTTGAACAACGTTTCCAAGGGGAAAACGGGTGCAATTGTTGATTTGTATGCATAAAAAGAACCAAGAAAAAATAAAAAAGTTGTGGCATGAAAAGTTGGAATTCAGTGAAAAAAGCGTTGTTGGAGTTTTCCCGGATTCATCCGTTGGTGAATTCGTTTGGAACGGGCCGAATAACGGACACAAATTCCGCAAAAATCGTGAATTTCGTTGATGCAGATGTTGACCGGATATTTTATCCATTGGTTTTCGCATCACCGGACAATGCCACATTGAATTCCGGATTTTGCCAATTGAATTGTGGTTTGTTTTTCATGGACAAGGTTGAGGAATTCCAAAAATTGGCGGATGGTCCAACCACGGCGGATGGTGTTGATTTGCAACAATTACAACCGGATGAAATCATGTCGGACATGTTGCAATTGGCCACGGATTATGTTGCCCAATTTACCAACAATTATGATTTGGAATTGGTGGGTTCACCATCCGTGACATTTTTTGATGATGTATTTTCGGACCGGGTTGCCGGTTGCCGGGTTCAATTCAATTTGGCCATCCCATTTGGTCCAAGTATTTGCGCCATTCCAAGTTTGACCGGGCCATGGGTGTTTTATTACGGGGCAAATGAATCCGGAATTGTTGGTGATTTTTGGGATGGTCAAATGTTTGCCATCCGGCCCGGAATGGAAATTGACATTGATGCATTTGATTCCAATGCCACGGAAAACATGTATTTGTGGTTTGCAATCCCATCAACCATTTCCGTGACCAATTGGCGACGTTCATTGATTGACCGGGGTTTGATTTCAACATTGTTCAATTTAGCAGATACAACAACACACAATGGGGTTGTGTATGATGTTTATGTTTCCAATTGGCAAACCAACGCCACAACCCAAATGACATTGTATTGATATGATAAATTTGACCGACAATTTTAATTTGAACAAACCGGCCCATTTGGATGGCCGTGTTGGTCCATGGGAATCAACCGGGGATGCCATCATTGGTGTTCCATTTGATAAACGTGAAATTGGTTTGACCATTGTTGTTGATGATGGTTCCGGGGCCGTTGAATATTGGTGGAAATCCGGATTGGATGATGGGGATTTGGAATTGAAATCATCCGGTGGTGGTGGTTCATTCAATTGTTCCGATTTGTTGACATGTTCAACATTCACGGATTTGCAAACGGAAGTTGCCGGGAAATTTGACATACCAACGGGAACCACGGCCCAATATTTGGATGGTGTTGGAACACCAACCGATTTTCCAACGGCCGGTCAATCCGGGACATTGGTTCGACAAATCCGAAATGAAACCGGGGCAACATTGACAAAAGGAACGGCCGTTTATATTTCCGGCGCATCCGGAAACAAAGCCGTTGTATCAAAAGCCATTGCAACCGGTGACACAACATCCGCACAAACGTTTGGATTGATTCAAGCGGATATACCAAACAACCAAAATGGATTCGTGGTTGTTGCCGGTGATTTGGCCGGGTTGGATACATCCGCATTTACAGAGGGCGCACAATTGTATTTGAGTTCCACCACGGCCGGGGCATTGACCATGGTGAAACAATACGCACCAAATCATTTGGTTTATATTGGTATTGTCACACGTGTCCATGCAAACCAAGGTTCAATGGAAGTGGCAATACAAAACGGGTATGAAATGGATGAATTGCACAATGTTTCAGCGCAAACACCAACCAACCGGGATGGATTGTTTTGGAATTCATCAAGCAATTTGTGGGAATCCCGTGCAATTGCACCGGCGGATTTGCCAAAATCAATCCGGCCATCCGTTCGTTTTTTAACACCGGTTTTGTCCGGGAATCAAACCACGGAACAAGTATTGACAACAATAAGCATTCCGGCAAATACATTGGTGGTCAATGACATCATCAAAATTGGTGTTGTTTGGTCATTTTCATCCAATGCCGGAACAAAAACACCACGTGTCCGATTGGGAAACAATACAATCACCGGAAACCAAGTTTATTCACCATCATCCATTTCCGCATCGGTGAATTCGGTTCAAATGGAAGTTTTGGCAATTGTGACATCATCAACCAATTTGAAATTATTTCCATCCGCAACATCATCCGGATATGGAACCGGAACCGGGGCCGTGACAAACAACACAATCAATTTGTCAAATGCAATTGATTTTTCAATCAACATCCAAAAAACCACCGGAACGGATACGGCATCATTGGAATTTGCTTACATTGAAATTTTGACATCATGATGAAAGTATATGCGGTTACATTGGTGGATGGTTCCACCGAATACGATTTGAATTTGGCGGATGCCATGTCATTGTACCAACCTGGATGCCGTTTGTGGGAATCCACCAATGGCGGTGTTTCATACCTTGAAATTGAACCATCATGAAATCATGGATGATTCATTTGTGGATTGGTGTGGTGGCATTTTTATCACCATTGATTCCATTGGCATTGTTGGTGTCCACATTGATTGGTGTTGATTTTGTTTTTGGAATTTACAGGGCATATAAAAACGGGGATGAAATAAGTTCCCGGAAAATGGGGCATTCAATTTCAAAAATATTTTTGTACAACATGGCCGTTTTATCGGTTTTCATGTTGGAAAAAATCATCATTGGGACCAATTTGGAGTTCACCAAAATTTGTGTTGGTGTCATTGCCATGGTTGAATTGAAATCCATTGATGAATCATTCAAATTGTTGTATGGGTTTTCTATTTATGAATCCATCATCAAAAATTTAAAACGTGGAATAAGTGAAACAAAACCCAATAAAAATGAAAAAAGCAAATGAAATGGGTGTTTTGGAACGTTTGAACGGACCAACACCAAAATTTTTCAAAAAAGTTCAAACCATGGGAATCATTGCCGGTTCGGTTGGTGCCATGATTTTGGCATTTCCCGTGGCATTGCCCGTGGCCGTGGTGAATGTTGCCGGTTATTTGATTGCATGTGGCGGAATTATGGCCGGAACATCACAATTTGCGGTTGATGATTCAAAAAAATGAACTATATTTGAAACGATGAATTCTATTCATTGTTTTTGATTGATGGCCGTGGTTTTGCCATGGCCGTTGTTTTTGTTTTGATAGTGTTTTTCATGTAGTTTTTTTTGGAGTGTGGCCAATTGTGAAATTCGCCACATTTTTTTTTGCCCGAAAAATCTTTGTTTTTGATGGTGTTTGACCACAATTTGCAAAAATCGCAAATCTTTTTTTGAATTTATTTTGCTCAAAGTATTGCACAATTCAATTTGGGTATTACCTTTGAAATATCAAAAACAAACACAAAATGACACTAACAGAAAAAATCAACAGCAACCCTTACTTAAAAGTAAGCAATTGCACAGACGTTGCAGACCTTGAATATTCAATGGACGAACTTAGAAAACTTGATGCAGAGTTCGGAGAAAACAATAAAACTCTATTGAAACTTTGGGCAAAATTCTTAGATAAGAAAAAGAAGTTGGAGGCGAAAACCTCCACTTCTAACTATGATACATCGGCAACCGCAATGGCTTCATTTATGAATGCACAAGATGAGCAAAAAACATCATCACCAATGCACCCAATTTTTGAACAAGCACTAAAACCATTTGGGATAAAATGATAGGAAACATTTTTCATTTGGCTTTTATACCACCAACAATTCTAATGATTCTAATAATCATACCTATTATTTATAATGCTTGGTATAAAAAGCATTATATCACAAAAGATTCTTGCAATAAATATGCAAAAGGATGGCACAAGTGTTGGAAGTGTAAAGTTTCAGAATCAAAAATGTATTATACCGAAACATTACATGGAAGAATTTACATGTGTTTAAAGTGTTCAAAAAATCAAAAATCAAAAACATGAAAAAACAAATTGAAATCATGCATTTTCCAACAAGAACGTTGGATGTGCGCACATTCCCAACGGAAAAAATGGCCCAACAACATTTCCGTGAATTTGCGGATTTCCACAACCTAGACATTGATGGTGACATGGCCGGTGGAATTGGGTTCGATTACCGGGTTACACTTTGCGAAATTGATTAAATCATGAACCATACACAAACAACCATTTGGGGATTGGCAACATTGTTCATTTTCCTAATCACCAAAAACCCATTCACCATGATATACATGGTTTTCATTGGGGCCTACATTTCAAAACGTATTGCAGATAAAAAAACCAAAAGACATGAAAACAAATAACATGAACATTCCAAATTTGAATTTGATTGGCCATCATGATGGTGATTCCGGTTGGTCATTTACCATCAAACCATTGAATGGGGATTCCGTGCCAAATCACATGTTGTGGGACATTTACCACATCGCAAAACATTTTGATTGGAATTCGGATGAATCATTGTTGGATGAATTGAATTGGTCATTGAAGTATTGCAACGAATACACAACAACCATTGCCC